CTTGAGGCGGACTGTACGGAATCTCGGTGTTGATCACAACCGGGCTAGCACTTGCTAGGGCTGCAGATCAAACTTTGGGTGCAACGTTTGTACCCAGTAATGACACTCCAGTTGTCATTACACAATAGCACGGACGTGGAGGACATTGAGCCATGGATGCTCGGTATCGCCAAGAAGCGTGGTGGGATGTACAAGATAACGGTGAACAATCCAAACCCAAGTTGGTTTCCGTGTCTTGCGCAGAACACGTTATCGGACTGCAATGTTGTAGTAAACATGACTGGCGAGGAGTTCAGTACGCTGGACAAAGTCATCATGAATCAGGTGTATGCAGGGGCGAAGGATGCTGTGAGATCGACGATCGTGTTCCAGCGCGCGGCCACTCTGTGGCCGTCCCATAAACCTGATCACATAGCCATGAGAACCTTGGGGCCTTGGGCGATATCACAGTATCGTTGCAATGGCTCATGGAGGGAGAGGCTGTGTTGCTTCAACAAGAAGAACGTACGCTTGGAATGTCGCGATATTCCTCCACGAAAGGCGTCGAGTTTGAGCCATTTTGGCATGACGCCCAAGGCACCGGAGGGTGCCAAACCTACCCCGCCGAAAGAATTGCAGACGCTGCAGAGCTTTCTTGAGGAGGCGCCACAAGGTGGCACTCACCAGGCGGACGCGAACGAATCGGACAACGACGCAAATCTTTTGAGACGCTCCGATTCGCAGTTTGTGGCAGGGGACGCCCCACTGGACGACACGCCAGTGGACGGCTTATTATCAACGAATGGATTTAGTGGATTCCTTCGTTTCCTTGCCACAGAAGTAGCACCGGACGACTTGCGTGCCGTTGGACCAACAACGACCAGTCCACCCCCAGGGTTGACAGAAGAACAACCAGCCCCCGTTGGGCTGCCCACAGTGTTGGGGCCAAGGCGCAATGACCTTGGTTATGTTGTCCCTGGAGACGGGAATCTGGACATACACGAGTTAGGTTCAGCGGCAAGCACTAAGGAGTCTGAGATGCGGCTTGACGCGCTTATACGAGCGGACAGAGATGACCGGGTGCTGGTCAATGATGCTGGTGTGGGGGTGATCGGACAATCGACCACCTCAGACAACCCCAAACAGATTGTGGGTGTCCTCACGCTGCCGACGTCTTGCCCGCCAAACGTATACGCTGTCGAGTCTGAAAACATCGAATCGGCGATAGCCAATAGGATCACCGCTAAGAAACGGCCTGTTAGTATCTCGAAGGAGGACAAACGGCTGATAGGGCGTGTTGTGGCGGCTGCAATTGGTGAGGGTATCAGTTGCACGACCACTTTGAAGAAGCGATCGCTCTTCAGAACACGCGCCATTGTTGAGTGGTGGCAGGCAAACGTATTCAGCGACCTCAAATCTGGCAAGTGGTCAGAAGAACGCCTGAATAACGCAGTTCTGCAATTGTGTCACAGGGTGGACCCTTCCTTTAGGCTGACTTGCAGTATCAAAAAGGAGGGCATGCCAGAGGGGAAAGCTCCCAGAATGCTGATAGCAGACGGTGACGAGGGACAAGTGATGTCCCTTTTAACCATCTGTTGTATCGAAGACCTCATCAAGAAACACATGCCTAACCGCACCATCAAAGGCGTGGGTAAGAGGGCAGCCATGGAACGCATCGCGAAGGAGTTGCGAGTGCCCAAGGCAGCCTTCTCCGCGACCAGGGCGAAGGATATGTGTGTTTTCGAGGGCGACGGATCAGCCTGGGACACCACGTGCGGCGTAGAGCTGCGCGCCTGTGTCGAGAATCCTATAATAGAGCACGTCGCCGGCGTTTTATGCTCCATTATGGCCCAACCTGCCAGTTGGGTCAACGCGCACACCAAGGTGTGCGAATTGAAAGAGCTTAAAATGGCGTTTAAGCGGAACAACGTGTTGCGACGTTACGTTATCGACGCGATCAGAAGAAGCGGACACAGAGGCACATCAGCTTTGAACTGGTGGGTGAACCACACCGTGTGGCACTGTGCTGTCTTCAAAGAGCCCGAGCGATTCCTCGACCCAGGGGTGCGCTACGGCAAGGATCACGAAGATACATACCGTTGGCTAGCTAGTGGCTTTGAGGGGGACGACAGTTTACTGTCAACCACCCCGGCTATTAGGGAAGGCGGTACGTTGCATACCCAGATTTTGCAGTTCTGGGAGCGCCTCGGTTTCAATATGAAGATACACATACGAGAAAACCGAGCGCTGTTCACGGGGTACTACTTAGCTCTCGATGAATCAGGTCCAACCGGTGTAATGATGCCGGAGGTTGACCGGTGCTTTTCGCGTGCAGGCGTATCCTGCAGTCCCAAGGTCATTGAATGTTTCATGAAAAATGACCGCGCAGGGTGTAAGGCTATTGCGAGGGCCGCCTCGTTGTCCCGCGCGTATGAGTTCGCGGGATTAAGCCCCACCATCTCGGGCAAGTTTTTGGCATTTTACGAAAGTCTCGGCGGCAAGACGTTGGTCGACCGAGATTTATGTGCTAAGACTTGCGGTGTCGACGCCGACTTTGTGGAGTCCGACATTGTGTCGGAGATCAGAGTCGCCAATGGAGTCGCCACCACATTCGACGACAGCGAGCACAAGCGCTTCGCGAGTGTGGGGTTCAAGTGTTCCGCCGAAGAGTTGGCGAAGTTCGAGGAGCGGCCATGGGATTATGACCTTCTGCAGGATTACGAAGGCTTCTGTGAAAGCCTTCCGCAATCGTGGCGCCAGGCCTAGCCTGGTGCCACTTTTGCCCGTGCTATTTGTTTCACCCCACGTTCATAATTAAGTTGGCGTTCGCGCGTAATTAGAAAGTCCCAGGGGTTGGAGAGGAAATACTCCAGCTGAGATGGCGATGGCACCACAGGCCGCTGCGCGGCTTGTTATTTTTTATTCCGGGGGGTGTCCGCCCCCCCGTGCCCGGGTGCCGGGGTCCTGAAGGGAGAGACCCTAATAAGCCAGGCTTATTCTTCAACCCAACGTGAGAGGCGCACGTTGGGGGGAGCCTGCCGGTGCGAGACGGGCTCGTACCTGAGGTGAAGGCCGTGTGGAGGGCGGGTTCATCACCGCCTGGGGTTGGCCATCCCTATTTCTGCACAGAAGCCCCCCCTCTCCCGCGCACTGGCGAGAAGGAATTCGCATCCTGCTTATTCCTTTGAACTTTGTGTGACCCTGGCCTCCGAGCTGTTAAGGCGCGGTTGGTTGGTAGGGGGGCGAAAGAATGGCTGCGATGTGAACCGGCACTGCTTGACAAATCCGGTACTGTTCACAGAAAGACACATGATTACAGCCCGTGTGACCTCTCACGTAGTCCCTACGGGGTAGTTGGTCCCATTCTAGTCATGTCACACGAAAAC